CCCTCCATATATTGAAGATGAATGTGAGTTTTTTTGGGGTAAACAATCAAGTTATATTTATGATAGCTTAAAGGATATATTTAACGGTGATTTAAATAAAAAATAGGTATAAAATAGGTGTATGGCATTTCCAAATAAAGAAACACAATTTAAAAAGGGTGTGGTTGCTAATCCGACTGGCAGACCTAGAAAGTACGTTTCACAATTACGTGAGCAAGGCTACAAAGTAAGCGAGGTGAACGATGCTATTCAGGTTTTAATGTCAATGACTATTGAAGAACTGAAAGACGTTTATATGAATCCACAAGCCACTGTTTTAGAAAAGACAATCGCGGGAGCTATACGTAAGTCAATCGAGAAAGGTTCTTTGTATTCAATTGAAACTTTATTAACTCGCGTGTATGGTAAGCCTAAAGAACAAATGGATTTAAACGCTTCTGGTGGCTTTAAAATAGAGGTAACATATAAAGATGCAGACGATAGCGATAGAGCTTCCTAAACCACACGAGGGACAGCGTAACGTCTTAGAATCAAAAGCACGTTTTAGAGTTTTAATGTGTGGTCGTAGGTGGGGTAAATCTTTGATAAGTAAACAGTACACTATTACTGAATCTTTAGCAGGTAATATTAATGCTTATATAACTCCGACCTATTCACTTGCAAATCTTCTACTATCGGGTCACCAACGCCTGTGGCATCAATTACTTTCGGCACGTTTGATAATTGCTTTATCTTATTCTTAGTAGTATTCCAGTCAGCTTGAAAGCGGTCATAATGACATACGCAACCATTACCGTCAAGACCGATAATGACACTATAATCGTAAGACTTAGCCAAATCAATGCCGTAGCAAACGGGAACGGCACTTGATATTTGCGTAATGTTTTGACGAATAAAGTCCATACCAAATGGATTAGCCGCATTCTCCATTGGATTCGCGAGATATTCCTGCTCAAAGACCGCCGAAGGTAACGAAGCACGAGCGTCGTCAATTTCTTGATTATTAATAAATGGATTGTCATAAGTTGTGTATTTAAAGGATTGAAAATCTTTGTCGCCATTACGCAAATAAAGACGATAAAAGAAGTCTTTACCTCGCGGGGTTGATATGAATAAAGCACGACCTTGATAGTCCGTTAGAGTCGGTCTTATAGCGTTGTTCCAGGCATCTTCTAAGTGTGGTATATAACAAGCTTCGTCTATAATAACATTGTGAAACTTAAGACCACGCAAGTTATCTAAACGCTCCCCGGTAAAGAAACGAATCTCGCCACCTGTGACGAACTTAAAAACCAAATCAGACTTATTAGCGGTTGCGACTTCATTCGGGATTAGCTTTGCTATCTCGTCAAAGAAAACTTTGGCAAGTGAATATGTCGGTGTTATATAAGCATTAATATTACCTGCAAGTGATTCCGTTATCGTGTACTGTTTACTTATCAAAGATTTGCCCCAACGACGACCACACATTAAAACTCTAAAACGTGCCTTTGATTCTAAGACGTTACGCTGTCCCTCGTGTGGCTTAGGAAGCTCTATCGCTATCGTCTGCATCTTTATACGTTACCTCAATTTTAAAGCCTCCAGAAGCGTTTAAATCCATTTGTTCTTTAGGCTTACCATATACACGAGTTAATAAAGTTTCGATTGAATACAAAGAACCTTTTTCTATTGACTTTCGTATCGCTCCAGCGATTGTCTTTTCTAAAACCGTTGCTTGTGGATTAATGTAAACCTCTTTAAGTTCTTCAATAGTCATAGACATTAAAACCTGAATAGCGTCGTTTACCTCGCTTACCTTGTAGCCTTGTTCACGTAATTGTGAAACGTATTTTCTAGGTCTGCCAGTCGGATTAGCAACCGCGCCTTTTTTAAATTGTGTTTCTTTATTTGGAAATGCCATACACCTATTTTATACCTATTTTTTATTTATATCACCGTTAAATATATCCTTTAAGCTATAATAAATATAACTTGATTGTTTACCCCAAAAGAATTCACATTCATCTTCAATATATGGAGGGTCTACAAAGTAACTTTGATATTCACATGGTGTCGCTGTGAAACGATAGCACTCATTTTTTAAAGGGCAATCTTCACCCTTGCACATTGCGATGTCTGGCATCTTAAAAATAATTAAATATTCCTATAATTCCCAATACTAAAAAATACGTTGCTAGTCCTAAGAATGAAACGTATAAAACAAATTCAATTACCTTTTCCATATAATCTTTCTTGAATTAATAAGTCGTGAATGTCTTGTAAGTATTCTTTATGTTGTTTCTTATCCCCGTATTCTATATGACATTCTCGGCACAAAGCTTGTAAGTTATCGATATGGTCTGCAAGTTTAGACCCACCCATTCCACGTGCTTCAATATGGTGAATGTCTACCGATTGTTTACCACACACCTCGCAAGGTATGAAGCTAGTTATATCGTAACCAAAGAATGACAAATAAAGTTTAACGTGTTTTTTCATTTGACTTTCATTATCGCGCTGTATTCGTCACACAAGTTTTGTAGCTTTTCATTCATTTCTATAAAAGCGTTGTTTGTCGTTTCAATAGATATCTTAATAAAGTTTTCTTCTTGAGCATCTTTTACGGATTCGCTATCAAATACCGGTACGTTTAAACCCCATTCTTTTAATTCGTGTTCATCCCATTCGTTTGCCAAGGTGTCCCAATCCCATTCACCGGTGTTTGCGTTTAGCCTTATATTTAATTCTCTTTCGTCGTCGTGGTTTAAATCGACTATCACGCATTCAATTTCTTTATATCCTAGCTTTGTTAATTCACGTACTCTAAAATGACCACCTACAATGTAACCACTTTGCTTATTAAATATAATAGGCTCAACAACGCCAAACTTTTCTAATGAAGCCTTTAAATGCTTTTCTTGATTCTTTGTACTTTGTCTAGGATTGTAAGGCGCTGGTTGTAAATCGCTTAATTTCTTTATCTCTATTATCATAATTTATCAAGCAAATTATCAATTTTGTTTATAACTTTTATCTTCATTGGTATTGAATTACCTAGCAAATCGATGTCATCTAGTTGCGCGAGTATCTCAAGCATAACCATTATCTTATCTAAATTCTGATTCGTTTCTTTTTCAATATCGATTTTATTAGGCATTATTTCTTTTTTGATTCTTTTATTATAATAGCTTCCCAAGCTTTTTGAGCTTTCTCTTTAGTATCATAAATACAAGCACCTTGCCCGATACGATATTTTCCGTTTGATTCACATTTAATTACTGGCATTACTTTCTTGATTTACGCCCTCTTCTTTTAGGCACTTGCTTATTTACATCTTCAGGCTTAAAGTCATTCACAAACGTAGCTTCGACACTGGTAGTGCTTTGTATTGATTCTGCAAAGGCTTCGATAGGTTCGATGTAAGTATCGTAATTAACGCTTAGATATATTCTTTGAATCATTTCCGCAACACATGACATACACCACTTATTAACAAAGAATTTGTCATCAACTTCTTGCTTATAAATAGCTTCAAGTTCTAAAATAGTAGTTTGATTTAAGTTCTTGATAAACCCGGCATCTCGTAATGAAACCCAATGCTCTTTATATTTATCAAGTGTTTTTTTAGTTAGATAGTTCATATAAATTTTTTAAATAGTATAGCCACAATACTTGAAGCGAAAGCTATCATTAAGGCTGTGATAATAATATAGTTAAAATATAAAGCTGATAGCAAAGCAACCCAGAAGCTCAAGCAATAACCACAATCAAAAGGTTTTAAGCGTAAAGGTGTCTTTATAAAGTCATAACCTTTTAACTTGCTACCGATATTGAATTCATCAAACAACCAACGTGAAAACATTTGTGGTATCATTGAGATTTCGGCAAAGCTAAAGCCTAGACAAGCACTACCGACAATAAGAAATAATTCATTCATATTCTTTTACATTTAATTTAACATTATTTATAGCGTTTTTAACTCCGTTTGCGATAGTTCGTATTGGAATACCAGTCTTTAAGCTCACATTCTTGTAAGTACCTAATTGTAAATATAACTTTAAGACTTCACATTCAAAGAACCTTAATTCTGATATGCTCTTTTCAACAGCTTGAATCCTAGCTTCTATTTTATCATACGCGTTATCATCTTGCAATTCAAACAAATGATTAGCAAATAGTATATGGTCGCTGTTTTCGATTAGTTCGTCGTCGATTATGTTATCGCTTATCCTTTGATTCTTAAAGTTCTGATAATAAAACTTTGAATTTTTAGACCTAAATTGGTTTAATCCTATGCGAACAATAAAGAATTTCAAGCATTTTCTTTCGTGCATATCAATTATTTTTGTTTGGTCGTACTCGCATATTGTTAAGAATACATCTTGACGAAGTTCTTCCCACCATTCCCCAGCGATATTCTTAAAGAATGTTATTATATCTTTTTGAGTATAATAATCACTTATAACCCTATTATAATTCATTGTGCATATAATTATCTATTATTGAGATTGAGTTCGTTACACCTACGCCAAATGAAGCGAAAGCACCCTCTCTATTTAGATAGTCAAGGTAATTCTTTTGTTTAGTTAAATGCTCATTAGTTTTTAACATACCATTTAGCTTGAAAGGTGATTCGACTTTTAGCTCTAAAACTAACATTGAATATTTACCATTATTGTGAAATATAAATAAGTCGGGTGTCCCTTGTCCTGCTTGACCTAGCTTCTTAGCTTTACGTGCTAAATAAATCGGAAGCCTTGCACCTGAAAGATAATTAGCCATGAATCGAACTTGTGGATATTGCATCTTTAAATAATTAACAACGCTTAACTGAATTAAATCTTCTTTGTTTTGCATTTACTTGTTTTTAAATTGTTCAAGACAATCATTAAATGAATATAATCCTTCTTTACCTTCAAAATAAGCTATTTCTAAATCTTCCTCACTATACATTCTTTCTTTAGCCTTAATCCCTGCTCTATATCCACTCCAAAATGCATTGGCTTTATCATTTAAATCTGATAAATTAGATTCCTTTTCAGCATCTTTAACCCAGCTTTCATACAGTCCTAATTCTTCATCACCTTGCATCATGTTAATTAGGTGTTGTTTTTGTTCTTCTTTGTTGTTCATTGTTTTGTGTTTTTTAAGTTTATATACCCATCAAAGTTTAATATCTTCATATCTTTTCTGTCACATCTAATTGCAAATTCAGCATATTCATGTGCTTGTTTCTTTTCCATTTCTTTGGCTTGTTTTAATACGTCATCTACTTTCACAAATGGTATTTTTTTTAATTCTTTTTCCAACCATTCTACTGCTGTTTGATTGAGCCCATTAAGCCCATTATGAGCCATTTGTTCTTCTTTGTTTTGCATAGCTATTTATTTAACAATTCATTCCAATTATTATCGAGTTGCTCTTCAAAGTCATTCTCAAGAAGTTCTTTGTTTTCTATGTTACGTTCCATCGTACCCATAGCTTTACGATGCGCATTAATTAGCTTTTCAAACTTATGCTGAAGCTTACCTGCATCTTGATTATTCAATACTGATAATTCATGAACTGCGACTTCTAAATTTTTAATCGACATCTTAGAATGCAAATAAGATAATATTAATGAGTTTTCTAATGGTGTCATAACTTTTCTATTTCGTATTTAACTTCTTGCCAAAAACTTCTATGCACTTTACCTTTAAAAATACCTGTTTCAACTTCAATAGCTAAATCAACTGCAATCAATGCACATTGTTTGGCATTCCAATCATAATCGCATTCTTTGCATATAAAAGTAAATCTTTCAATCAACTCTTTTGCTTTTTCTTTCGGTGTCATAATGTTGAATTTAACTTTTTAACTTCAGCTTCCAAATCACTAACATACAAAATCAAAGCTCCGATTTGCATTCTCATATTTTCAATATCAATCGCTGCGAGTTCGTATTTTGCAAACATCTTTGAATATTCATTCATTGCCTGTTCTACATATAGTTGCGCTTTGTCGATGTCATTATCAAAACCTTTTAAATCGGTTAAGGCTCGATTAATTATCTGCAAGTCCAAAGCTACTTTTAAAAGACTTAGTCTTTCTTCATCAAAGAATTTATAAGCGTCTAGCTTATTTCTTAGGTCGGATATTAGTTGCTTGTAATCCATTATATTTCTTTATAATATTGTTTTTGCTCTTCTTTTGGAATGATTAGTTTGTAATAAAAACCATCTTTTAAATTATCTGGAGTTTGTATAAATTTTACTTTAGCCTCAACCTGCTCACAACTTGGATTCTTAACAAACCATTCCAAAAACTCATCATCAATAGCTTGTATACCATCTTTGATTAAGTCTTGGTCTGTTGTCATTATTACCAATTTACAATCAGATAAATCAGTTAAATAGTCAGGAAACATATTTAATATATTTTCTTTTTCTAAATGCCACTTCCCTTTGTGTGGTCTTACATCTTTAATTTCTTCATTAGAAGTGATGTAGATGTGTTGAAGACTTCTTTCAAATGCTCTAAAAGTAGCAGGATTAATTTGTAAAATTAACTCGTTTGATGTTCCAAAATATAACAACCTACTTGGTTTGTCTGTTGGTATTAAGTGTATGTTTTTCATATCGTTTGTTTTAAAATTCAAAATCTTTACCAAATGTATTATTTAAAATTGACCCTTGCAAGTTACCAGGCTCGATATTTAATTTCTTTTTACTCTCGTATTCTAAACCAAAGTAAGCAACGCCCTCGATAGTTTCATAGAATCTATTTTTTTTCCAGTCCCAAAATAATTTACAAGTCCCTAGCTTTGCCGAACCTTTTGGCTTTGCCTTTGCAATTATTACGTGTGTTTCATTTTCTTTGTAAGGTTGACCATCTTTATCGTTAAACCCAAATGGTGGTCGCCACAAGATTATAAAAGCCATTGCTTTACGGAAGAATGATTGACCCCCAGCGGATTGCCTAGGATGCGGTGGTGGATAATAAGTAACACCGTTTTCGGTAATAGGTTGCTGGTCTTGTGGGTGCATACATATAAAGATATGCTTTTCTTCCTTCTTTGCGTAACGTCTAAGCTTCCCGACTGCATCTTCAATGTATAAGTCTTGACGGCTACCAAACTCGCTCATATTGTGTTTAATCTCGTTGTAAGGGTCAAACAAAATATTATCAATCTTAATACGATTTTCAGCTTCTAAGATTTTAACTTGACTTATAATATCATCAAAGCTAAATGAATTTTCGTCGTTATCTACAATATAAAACTTATCACTTAAAAAAGCTATTGCGTTATAAATCTCTGATTCGCTACATGCATTAATGTCACTTGCAAAAAATGGTTTTCTAATGTACTTAGATATTAATTCTTTCGCTAAGTCTTTGTAATCCCCTGTTTCTGGACTAAATATTACGTGCTTTTCGTTGTGCTTAATTGAAAGGTTAAGTAGTATTTCAAGATTAAATTCTGTTTTCCCTGAGTGCGGTGATGCAAGTATAAAAGTCATTGACCCTTTTTTCTTTGTGTAAAGAGCATCTAAAGATTTAAAGCCTACGTATTGCCCTCGTTGTATTCCTGACTTGTGAAAGTCTAGGATTTCGTTTTCAAATTGGATTAAGTTTTTTATCATGTCGTTTGTCGTTTGTCAAATGTAACTAAAATAATTCGGTTTGTTTATCATTAGACTTTTTTATAATTCCCAATGCAGTTTCTAATATAGTTTTTCCAGCTTCATAATCTACTAAATTTCTTGCCATTTTTTGAACTGATTGCTTTCCTTTATATTTTCTAAAATCATAATCGTGAAATTTGCACCATTGAGAAACTTCATCTTTACTTTCCATTATTGAAGATTTTCTTTCGTTTAATTCATTTGGTAACAAAAAATTAGTCCAATACAAATGTCTACCTCTTTTTTTAGCTGCTATTAGTGGTTCATAAAATGGTATTACATTTTCAACGCAATATTTTCCGTCAAAATAATTTTCTAAAAATAAAATTTCTTCATACAATTTTAAATCTGGATAAATTGAAGATGTTGTATTTTTCCTGGCAAATCTTGCTCGGCTATGGCTCGGACAAGGTGGCGAACTCCATATAAAATCAAATTCTTTATAATAATTTAAAAGATATTCATGAGCGTCTGCAACTATTACTTTGTCATTTGGAAAACGCTCTTTGTAAAGTCTTGCAGCTTCAGGGTCTAACTCTATTGCAGTCACTTGAATGTCAGCTACTTCATCCCATTTATATCTATTGCCACCAAGACAAGCATATAAATTTAATATTTTTATTTTTTCCATTAGTTTACAGGTATGTTAAAACTTAAAGTGTTATTTGTGTTAATTTTATTTTCATCTCTAAACCACACGCCCCTCATTTTTTGTTTCCAGTTTAGAACCTTCTTACCATTGCTATCTACCCAGCCACTTTCATTGTAATATTTATAAGCGGTTTTTGCAGCATCTGCTTTAAATCCATTCTCAAGAAAGTACTTAATCACTTCATCAATATCGGGCATATATATATTTACTTTACTTTTCTTTACTTTAGGAGTGTTACACGCGCGTTCTGAATGCGTTACATTTTCTGTAACTACTTGTTTCTCACGCCATTGTGAAATTCTTTTAGCATTTTTTTCTTTTTTTATCTGATACTTTTCACTAAAGTTTAGTAATTGTTTGTTAAAAGTTTCACCATTGTTTGATGAAATCAAGTCTATTTCTTCCATAAAATCCCAGCACTTTTCAAGTCTTTTACCTACTTTACATTGATGTTTCAACACGTTAGTTTTGATAGGCTTTTCTTGTCGTGCCATTTTTTCAATCAAAGTATAGAACAATCCAAGACCTTCATATCCAAAGTTTATAAATAGCTCCGAGATTTTTTCATCTTCAAAACTTGCGGTATCATGTAGGAAGTATTTCATTTTAATAGTCGATTTTTTGAATTACAAATCTAGACAATTTTACTTGAGGTTTTCTCGTTGCGTTTAGAGTTTCTTTATTTAAGCTATAAAGATAAAATTTAACAGCTCCTTTAGTTTTGTTTAAAATATCTGCGTAATAACTTACCGAGAAATCATTTGATAAGTTTGCTTTTATAAAGTCTTTGTCATCTTCTGATAAGATACCTTTTGAAATAGGTCTGTCGCGCGTTACGGTACGCTGTACGCCGTTAATAATATCGACCATGAAGTCATGCCTATATTTCATTCTTTTGTCGGTACGTAAGCTATAAAAGACTTTGTCAATCTGATAAATTATTGAGCTATGATTTTGTAGTTTAAATTCTTTTGCTATTTGCACCATTGTCATTTTATAATGATTGTACAAAAAGTAAGAAACTAGTTGTCTTGCTTTTGTAACTTCGCCAATACGTCTATTCGTGGTTGTTAATAATTGGTAAATATCATTTGAGCTAAGCTTTTTAGATTCGTAAAGTTCTGAAGCATAGTAGCATAATTTTAAAGTGTCTTGATTCATGTTGTTTGTATAAAAAAAGGGAGTTTTTACGCTCCCTTATTTGATTTAAAATGCGTCTTCTTTCGTTACAGGCTTTAACTTTTTAGTTTTGCCTGTGTCATCACTTGCAATTTCTTCCTGCTTTGGCGTGAAAGTGTCGATTGCTTCCTTTACTAATACGCTTTCTTCTAATTTAAGAGCGCCTACTGATTGAGCCTTTAAGGCTACCTGAACAAGTATGTTCAATGCTTCGTTTTCTGTCATGGTTTAAAATGGTAAATCTGTTTTTACTTCTGTTAATTGTGTTTCCGTAGGTGCTACGTAATCATTCACGTAGATATTAAAATCTGGTTGCTTTTCTTCTTTCTTGTAGCCATTTGCCCACATTGAATAGCGAGTTCCATTAATTGCAAAGTTAATTACTTCGCCTTTTGCAGTCTGTCGCTTCCATGCGCCAAAACTTACTTTTTTTTCGTCTGTCATAGTTTTCAAATTTATATAATTTATTTGTTAAATTCAAGCTTTTTATTATTTATTAATTCTTTAAAGGTTGTGTTGGTGTGAAACATTGGATAAGATGCCCAAATAGCTTTTAACTTATCTACGTTATCGCAAACATTTGTTTCGGCAATCGCTATGTTAAGTAAATTACTTAATTGAACGGCTTCACCTGCTGAAATCTTTATAGGCTCTTTATCATGGCTATTCGTTGCGTCACTATCTTTGGTGTCATCAATAGCAAACATTCCATTTAAAGCGTATTTACGTGCGTAACTAGAACACGCTCCAGTCACTTGCGAAGCGTCCATCCCTTTTTTATTTTCTTCTTCACGTGCAAAACCATCTACTGAATATTTGTCTGTTCCGTCTGTGATATTTACCGAAGCTTTGATATAGTATCTATCACCTATGTTTATAATTTCATCTGTGATTGATAAGAACAAACCATGCTTTAATAGGTGTGGTTTAACTGCTTCTAATATATCTTCACAAGAACGGTATTTATATTTACCGAAGTTATTAGTTTGTCCTTTAGGTGCTTTCAATTCGCTTTGAATTGTTACAAGCTTTTTAATTAGTTTTTCCATGTCTTATAAAATTACAAATTCTTTGTTTTCAAAATACCACTCTTCAGGCTCGTTAAACTCATTGGTAAATTCAATTAATGAAAACTTAAACCATCGCTTTAAAATGATACCTGTTTTTCCTGTCGTTTGCACGTCAATCCCCTGGGGATTAGCTAGAATTTTTACTTTGTTATCCATTGTAGTAATTTTTTAAAAGTTGTTTGAGATTTATTTTGATTTGATTTAAATATTATTTGTTCTTCATAAAGCTTCAT